CCAATGTCGGCGATGTTCTTTCGAACTGGACCGACTGGGCCATCGATAACCAGGTGTTGGTGTATGGGTATATGATGGAACATACGTTTCATCAGTATACTTTTACATTCGCAGGCCCCACCGGCATTGCCGATGGAGGTGCGCGACCTGGCGACTTCACACTTGTTGCGGAAACAAAAGTGCGTCGTCAAGCCTCACCGTATGGTTTTGGCATCAACTGGGAGGATTTGTCCTCTCGGCAGAAGGCCATTGTTGCTGCTCTCGGCTTAAGCCGATCGCGGTAGCAGATGTATTACTCTGCGTTACAACGCCAAACGGGAGACCCAGTCCGGGCTCCTAGGAGTGATGCTCATGTCGTTCACCGACCCGCTCTCAATCACCATTGGGGGCGTGACCACGCCGCTTCCCCGAACAGGCGATGCGCCTGGCGGAGGAGACGGTACGGTCTACCGCAGTGGTGACGGACTCATTGTCCTTACCGCCAGCCACGATGTGGCGAAGCGGCAAAGGCGAGTCCTGCGGATCGATACCTCGAAGCTGGCAGCGGACCCTTTCAAGCCCGCTGAGAACGTCAAAGTGTCGATGAGCAATTACATCGTCTTTGACATTCCGCCCGCTGGCTATACGCCAGCAGAGGCGCTCGCTGTGTACACAGGTTTCAAGACCCTGTACACGGCAACTTCGGACGCGATGATCGTGAAGCTCCTCGGTGGCGAGTCATAGGAACCCGATTTCGACTATAAAGTCGACTCCGGGGCCTAATGGCCTGCACATCTTTGAGCTGCTTTCACCGTGTCGCCAGATAGTGGTGAGTTTGGAGGACGTGACTTCGAAAGAAGCCTCGGATCCAACCCTCACGTACGTGCACCTTCTAGAAGACTTCGGTCTCCTGGAAGGCGCCGCCCTGATTACTATCCGCGTACGACGTTCACGAGGAAATTCCTCGTAATCGTCATCGTGGTAGCTCAGGCGCTTTATCCGGCAGGTCAGATCATCTTCAACTTGAATGTTTGTTGATGATCTAGTGAGTTCAGTTCCTCGGCGGAAACGATCCAGCTGGGGATATGTCGTAATTTATTACGGCATTACCCCTGACTGTCTCGTTTATCGCCGAAGGGTCTGAGCATCTGTGACGTGAGCTAGGGACTGACCACCTCTGATAAGGAGGGATCATGAAAAGCCTGACGTCACTCTGGTCCTGCGCTGCCAAGGAATTGGCAACGCGATGTTGCACTAGCGCCACTCTCGACATAAAATATGTCGAGAGTCGGGTTGAACACGAGGGGTTATCGTTTCTAGCGATAACCTTGGCAGACTTTGGAAAGGCCATCCAAAAATGGCTGGACCAAGGTCATGTCACGCCTTGGGACGCCCCCGCTTTCGCAAGAAAGCGTGGTCGTCTTACTGGTCTCCCTGTATTTCTACAAGGTTTCCTTGCGCGTGTGTTCGACCCTGCTAGCGGTGCACTACTGGACTCTCCAGACATCGAAG